CAAGGTCACAAATCTATCGTGTGTTCAAAAGTTCTCAATGATGAGAGGGTTGAAAGACAAATACCAGTAAAGAGAACAACTGAAAAAATATCAATTTTGGACATCAAGAAAATTTTCAAAGCTTAATGTATAACAAAATGATTGGTTCTCGTGCTCAGGTTTTCCATGGAACTGCTGACCAAACTGCGGGTGGTCTCAAGAAGAAGGATCTCATCCTCGATAATGGTGAGATTAAGAGCAAGGCTGCTCAGCAGGCTGCGCTTGCTCGTATGAAGAAGGAGGGTAAGAAGCATCTTGTCAAGGTTTTCAAGCCTACCAAGAAGGGTTTCAAGCTTCAACCCAAGGAGGGTACCAAGGCTTATGACAAGAAGATTGCCAAGATGGCGTAAAAAATCTGGGCGTACTATAAGGATGACCCTCGCTACGTGGAACGAGTCCGTACGATTAGCTAAGATTAAGCTGGGAAAGGACCCTAAGGGGTTTACCAAAATTCAGGGTAAACTTCTTAAGGAGGCTCAAATTATATATCATATTCTCCTTTTGAATAAAAATAAAAACAATAAATAAGTATGTCAAGTGTACAAAACGTACTCGATCGCGCTAAAAAGGTTGCAACGAATACAAACTTCCTTGACAGCTCAAAGAGGCGTATTTATGCCACGAGTAGAGGGGCTATGTTCACTAAAATGCCAGGTGGGTATAGAAATTACCAACCCATCGCTAAATACATGAACAAACCCGGAACAAGTTTAACTAAAAGATTATATTAGAGTTGGAATTGAAATCCCTTTAGGTTTTGTGGTTCATACACCACAAGTTGATTAAGTTTCCAAGTACAACCGAACTTTCTGTTCAAGAAATAGACACTATTGAGTTCAGCAATAGCGTGACCACTATTTCTTGCATAGAGACCGTTTGAAACCTCAGTCTTGATTGGATTCTTGTCTGCGTCATATACGGCAGCCTTGATGAGACTATTGTGATCTGTATCAACCTTTAGACGAAACTTTGGTTCACGATCAGGGCTTTCCTTTACGTTGGAATTGAACATTGGTTTGAGTTCCTCCTTTGTCATTTTCTTTTGGAAAATCTTTTCACTCTGTTCAACTACAGCGTCGATAATTTTATTCTCGATAGCTCGGATAGATGTGTAAAACTTATTAATGTAACTACCATCTTCATCGTATCCCTTAAGAGCCAGATCTACATTATATTTAGTTGGTCCGACTTCTGGGGTAAATCCACTAATACCGAAAGGCATATACAGACGAGGGAAGTGGATCCTCATAGGAGTACCCTCCTTTGTGGAGAGTACAATTTTTCGATTATTAAAATCGGCAATTTCCAAATTTTCAATAGCGTCGGTGATTTTAGACATTATACTAATTGAATATATGGTTAAAACTTTAAGCTGAGCAAGCCACACAATCAGGTTCAAGACTGAATTGGATTGGACGAGCCTTCGCCTTAGATCTAAGATAGTACATACCAGTCTTGAGACCCTGCTTCCAGGTATACATATGCATCGAGGAGAGTTTTGACATTGTAGGGCTTTCCATGAAAAGATTCATAGACTGACTCTGGTCAATGAACCGTCCACGTGAAGCAGCCATATCAATGACATCCTTCATCTTGATTTCCCATACGGTTCGGTACAGCTTTTTGATATCCTCGGGGATGTCTACTATAGTTTGAATTGAACCACCAGCCTTTACCATTAGATCCTTCATTTCCTTGGACCATAGACCAATCTTCTTCAAATCGTTGACAAGATGCTTGTTAACAATTACAAACTCACCAGCAAGGGTGCGACGAAGATAGATATTCGTTGTGTATGGCTCAAAGCATTCATTGTTACCTAAAATCTGAGCTGTGGAGGCTGTAGGCATAGGAGCCATAAGAAGAGAGTTCCTAAGTCCCTTAGTCTTCACACGCTCCTTCATAGCATCCCAATCATAGTGAAGTTTAGTCTCACCCTCCCACATATCAAATTGAAGCACACCTTGGGAGGCTGGAGAACCATCGAAGGTCTCGTAAGAGCCATCAACCTCTGCAAGCTCGGAACTGGCTTCGAGTGCGGCGTGGTACATAGTCTCAAAGATACGCGCGTTAATTTCCTTGGCTTCATCGGAATCAAATGCGTGTCTGCAAAGAATAAACACATCCGCGAGTCCTTGGACACCCAAACCAATTGGACGATGCCTCATATTAGACTTTCGTGCAGTCTCTACGGGATAGAAGTTCCTATCAATAACTCTGTTTAGATTCTTGGTTACAGTCTTAGTAACTTCATGGAGTTTCTCGTAATCAAACGTCTTATTCTCTAAGTCCACATATTTGGGGAGGGCAATTGAGGCCAGGTTACACACAGCAGTCTCGTCCTTGTCGGTATATTCCAGGATTTCCGTGCACAAGTTGGAGCTCTTGATAGTTCCCAGGTTCTTCTGGTTGGACTTCTTATTGCATGCATCCTTGTATAACATGTATGGAGTTCCAGTCTCAGTTTGAGACTTAAGAACAGCCTTCCAAACTTCAGTAGCTGGTACTGTGGAGTTAGCGAGACCCTCCTCTTCGTACTTGGTATAGAGAGCTTCAAACTCTTCACCCACTGCATCGGAGAGACCGGGAGCCTTATCTGGGCAGAAGAGAGACCACTGACCATTCTCTTCCACTCTCTTCATGAAAAGGTCTGGAATCCAGAGGGCTGAGAAGAGATCGCGGCACCTCGCTTCCTCGTCACCCTGGTTTAGGCGTAGCTCTAAGAACTCCATGATATCTGCGTGCCATGGTTCAATATACACGGCAATAGACCCCTTTCTGCGCCCCGCCTGGTTAACATAACGCGCGGTTGCATTGAATACCCTAAGCATGGGAATAATTCCATCTGATTGTCCATTAGTACCTCTAATACGAGACTTATTAGCACGAATATCGTGAATATGCATACCGATACCACCAGCCCACTTAGATATTTGGGCACATTCGGTTAGGGTACCATAAATACCATTGATAGAGTCCTCCTTATTTGCAATAAGGAAACAACTTGACATCTGAGGTCTTGGGGTACCTGCATTAAATAGGGTAGGGGTCGCATGAATGAAAAGACCTTGGGACATTTTATCATATGTATCAAGTACGGAGGGGATATCATCACCATGAATACCGATGGATACCCTCATGTACATGTACTGAGGTGTTTCCATCAGTATACCATCAAGTCGTTGAAGATAACTCTTTTCAAGAGTCTTTAGACCAAAATACCCAAAATCAAAATCCCTCTTTGGCACGATATCATTTCTAACTATACCAGCAACTCGTGCAACTTCCTCTGTTACGATGCCTATCTTGGCAAGTTTCTTCATTGCGAGATGAAAGTTATTAGGACAAACCTTTTGAATGTTACTGGCGACAATACGAGTTGCAAGTGTTTCATAATCCGGATCGGAAGTGATCATTCCAACACACACTTCAGCCGAGAGGGTGTCAATTTCCTGAGCACTAATACCGTCATAAAGTGAAGAAGCTACCTGTTGTGCAACCTTGGAAGAGTCGCAATTTTCTGAGAGTCCGTATGTTAAATTCTTAATCCTATTGGTGATGTTATCAAATCTCATATCCTCAATACGACCTGAGCGTTTAACAACTCTCATTTCTAATTATTCTACTTGTTTTATTTTTAACTTACTTCTTGCACTTCTCGAGATCGGAGCTACGAACCTTCACGGTGCCCACAGTTTCAAACTTACGATCGGGCTGAAGAAGGTAAGTGTTCACAAAAAATTTACCATCCTCACCTGGACGAGCCACTGGAGCGTAAGAACCCACAAAGCAGGCTGGAGCTTGGCATGGAATCTCTTCGACATTGTTTGGTTTGTTGTTATAAGCTTCGTCAAAATCAGCTATGTTCAACATTTAATATCTACTAAGTTTTTTTTCCGAGGGTATATTAAATGTGTGATAACCTCCACCTCGATTCCCTCAAACAGGTTGAAACACCACTCAACACCCTGTTCTTTTCCGAGTTTAACCAGAATCTTCTCCAGCGTGGTATCCGTCAGTCCTTTAAGAACAAGACTGGCATTGCCATAGATCGTCAGAACCCCGCTGATCTCTACAGTATGATGCGCGTTGTATTTATTAACAACGCAGGTGATCACCATGCACGTGTAAATGAGCAAGTTAAGTTCATGAATACTCGGGTCATTGAAGCTGCCCTTGGTCAAATTCAAACTGGTGTGTCTCAATATATGGCTTATGTCCAAGACATTGATACAATTTCCGTACCCCTTGATCAACCCATGAACACAAGTACAGTCGGTAAAAAGATCCCCAAGAATATGAAGATTGGAGTTAATTAAAGTTTTGATTATATACATTGATAAGATGAGTTTAAACTTCTACAAAGACGAAACAGAAAAAGTATGTAAATCTAAAGGTTGGGATCGCGCTGCTGTTGACACTGTATGGCTCCTTCTGACAGAAGAGTTTGGTGAACTGGCTTCAGCTATTCGCCAGTACAAGAAGACCTATAAGAAGACAGGTCTAAAGAAGGAAAGGGGTACAGATGTGATGATGGAAATGGGAGATGTTTTTAGTTACCTATTTCAATTGGCACATATGTTAAATGTAGACTTGGACAAAATGTGGGAAGAACATAAATGTAAAATGAAAACTAAGAAATATAATCTGAAGTAACAGTAACTATGATGCTTACTGACGAAGAAGCGATTGATAATGTCAACCCTTTTGTCACACACGACTTCTCTCTTCCAGGGAGTGTGAGAAAAAGTGATGGATTTGATGATTTCACTGAGTTTAGGAGGGAACCTGGAATCAAAGATGCCGAGAAGAGTGTTTACTGTGACTATTGTCTATGTGACCATACGGTTGGGGCTTGTTCTTTAACAAGACCTCTTCACCCAAGAAGGAATATTGATACGGGTTTCGTCAAGAAGAGAAAGAGTGTTATTGAACAGGTGAAAGTTGGTGTTTCCAATCACCCCGAGTTTTCTATGATTGGTGGTAGTATTTTTCTTGCCAGTATTATCGTGATGATATATTACGCAAGACGTTAAAGAAGTACTCTAACCTCGATTCATCTTCACATCGTTGAATGAGATCAGCGAGCGTATCCATACAGAACTTTTTAATAAATTCCCTCTGCCAAGCACTTTTAGTATTAATCCAAGGTGGTTGAAAGCTGGGGTCCAGAATCTTAGAAGCGTACGCTGTACGAATGTATGTATGAATATTATGTTTATCGGATATGATATTTTGAAGTGCAAGTTCAGCCATCTTTTGATGAACTTCCATGGTTTTCTCACACATCGTATCCAGAAATTTCTCATACGGGATAGACTGTGTTTTTGACTTCAAGTATACCCAATCTGCCGAAGGTTTTGTGTGAATATAATCCACGTAAGTCGCATACCCTTTCCCTTTTACAAAACGCTCGTATGTAATTGCGACGTAATCCAAATCCGAATCAACGTCATAAACGGATTTTGCAGATTTGAGAAAGGAGGACATTTAAATTACCTAAGTCTCTCTCTTTTAAGTATAAAACCAAATAAAGACGAGGGACTCTAAAAAAAAGAGATGTATTCGGCTATAGCCAACAACAGTTTTTCATACCTTCTAACTCTTGATGAGTTTAGGAAGGGATTTCCCGATGAGACAAGACCTTCATGGATAAAGATTACTACGATCACTATGGTATCAAGCTTTATTCAGCAAATTGACATCAAAAAACTTCGTTCCATTTTTGAGAACTTAGAGTCTTTCAAATTGAAGCGCTCTGGTACCAAAGGTGATGGTGGATTTGAGTGGAAGTTGAAGCCTACAACATTCTACAATCAGGTTACTCTCACTTATCACGACTCCTACAGTACCAAGTCTGTGAAGGTTTTTCCAAATGGATCTATTCAGGTAGCTGGATGCTGCGACCTCTTTGACTGTAAGAGGATCATCACCCAGCTCACCTACATCTTCAAGACCTTTTTGGGGATGGAATCCCAAGTCCCCGTTGACTCTTTTAGGGTTGTCATGATCAACTCCAACTTTTCTCTCAACTACAACATCAACCTCATGAAGGTGGCGCAACACTTTGAGAATCACTCTGATATATTTAAGGTTTCTTTTGAACCTGATAGATACAGTGCTGTAAAAATTAAGTTTCGCCCAGCCCAAGACATGAAAGAGATTACCACAAGCATTTTTTCAACTGGTAAAATAATAATCACAGGTGCCGAGACCCTCAAAGAAATTGCCTTTGGCTACAACATCATCAACCAGCACATCAATGAAGAGCCCACAATTCGTTGCAAACCCACAGACGAGAAAGATGTTTTTGATGTGTTCCTTGGTCACAAATGTGAAGCAATGATTGATCATCTGAAGAAGAAGGGATTCAAATCATGGATACAGACAATTGCAAATAGGCAAATTAACTTTTAATATTTTGTAATATAAATGGACGGTTCGCTCCTGTCTAGGTACGCAGCGGCTCGTCAGTCTGTATCAGTACAGAAGGGTGGACGAGGTAAAATTTTTATTATAGTAGGCGTATTACTTATAATATCAGTTTTGGTTTCTGTGTTTTCAGGTGTGATTAAATTAGGAGGAAAAGAAAAGGTGGAACCAAAAGAAACAGCGAAACCAAAACCAAAAGAAAGTACAGGTGATGCTGACGTCAACGAAGATGTTGAATATGCTTATATAGTACCAAACTGTGAAATGAACAAAAAGATCCAAGCAACAGAGGGTAATCTTGGTGCTTGTAATTCAGTATTTGATATTGATCCAGTGGGTGTTACATTTTCAGGTACATACTTTAAACCAAGAGCTCCTATTAGAGGTAATAGTTGGATACATGAACTATCTTCAAATGACGATACAAAGGAATATATAGCCGCTCACCAATCTAAAGATAATTTATGTAAAATGGTTCGTTTTCATGTAAAGAAGGATGCTGATGTTTGTAAATACAAACAACTTGATGCCCGATATGTACCATCCTCAAAAGAACAGGGTAAATCAGTGTGCACGAATGCAATTAATGTCTTAGATAGTTGGAATAAGGGGGAGGATGTCCCTATAGCATCAAGTGACGATGAAGGAGGTTATGGAATTCAAAAAATGAAATACCATAAGTTCTGTAGTTGAAATAAATTTCTAACGGTACATTAATACAAAATGTCGCAGCGACTTGGAATGGCCGATGGAAGATGTTTCACCATACACTCTTCAGCCCAACTTACTAACAACTATCTCATGGAGCAGAATGGTATTAGCTTCGAGGACAACTATTCATTCCGCAAGGCTATGCAGAAGCAGGGACCCGAGTTTCTCAACAAGCTCAAGGAACAGTCCCGTGATAAGTGTGACCAGTGCCACCCTTACTCCAACATGTCTAAAACCTATTAGGTGTGATAAATTTTAATAAAAACTTTAGAATTATACTGTAGAATGCCAGAATGTGCCATATGTCTTAACGAGGTAAAGTCAACAAGGACTAACCCACCCATCCGTTGTGGACATATGTTTCATTCCCACTGTATACAAAAGTGGAAGGATGAAGGTAAGAACACTTGCCCCACTTGTAGAAAAGTTTTCGATGTTTCACAATTTAAAGTTACTTTGACAGTTCAGAACAATTACACAGCGGAGTCTAACACTGTGTCATTGGAGAGTGAAGCTATCTTCAATATTATGGACATTTTTGATATGTCATTTGATGTTGAGAATACAGTAGATTTAGACAGTCTTCTTGCGGACCTTGGGGTGAGTCTTACCGACCTTGATACCCTTGTCCTTGACACAGAAGGATGAGCAATACTTCTCATAGTTTAGACCAGGGTAGTTTTTATCAGCCTTTCTGGGATCTTTGATAGATTTACCGGATGCATCAGTCAGAAGTGGACCAGTAGCCCACCCCCTCTTGTGACTGAATACATTAGCTCTGAATACAATACGCTTGGTAGGAGCAAACTTTCCACCCTTCTTTACCCGAGAAACAGGAATCTTAAAGAACTTAGCTACAGA